GCCGGAAGCGGTGGCGCAGGCCGTTGCGACGCGCCTGCGACTGATTCGCGGTGAATGGTTCCTCGATACGACGGCCGGTATGCCGTGGGACTCGGTCGTCGGTAAGAACACGCAGGGGACCGCCGACAGCGCCATCCGGACGTGCATTCTCGGCACCCAGGGCGTCGCCGAAATCACCGAATACGCCAGCAGTCTGGATCTCGACACCCGGGCAATGACAGTCACTGCGACGATCACCACGATCTACGGTACGACGACGATACAGGAAATGCTGTGACCATCACCACGACCGCGCCGACCATTGATGCCACCGGCATCCACGCACCGACCTACGCCGACGTGCTGGATTTTTTGCAGACGCAATATCGAGCGATCTATGGGCAGGACACCTACCTTGAGCCCGACAGCAAGGACGGCCAATTTCTCGCCGTCATTGCCTCGGCGATCAACGACGGCAACAGCGTCAGCATAGCGATTTACAACAGCTTCAGCCCAGCGACGGCGCAATTCGCGGCGCTCTCCAGCAACGTGAAAATCAACGGCATCGGTCGGCAGGCCGCATCGTACTCGACCGACGACGTGCTTCTCGTCGGGCAGGCAGGCACGACGATTACGAACGGCCTTGTGCAGGACGCAAACAAGATCAATTGGGCGCTGCCAGCGTCGGTCACCATTCCGCCGTCCGGACAGATCACCGTCACGGCGACATGCACGAAGATCGGCGCGATCGCGGCGGCGGCCGGCACCATCACCACGATCATGACGCCTACGCGCGGCTGGCAGACGGTGACGAACCCAAGTGACGCTGCGCCTGGCGCGCCGGTTGAACAGGATGCAGCGCTGCGCGCACGTCAGAAAACGTCGACCGCTATTCCATCGCTGACTGTGTTCGAGGGCACGGTCGGTGCGGTGGCGAACGTTCCGGGAGTCACGCGATACGCGGGATACGAGAACGACACGAACGCCACTGATGCCAACGGTCTTCCTCCGCACACGATCGCGTTGGTGGTGGAGGGCGGCGACGCGACAGCGATCGCCAATGCCATAGCAGCAAAGAAAGGTCCGGGCGGCGGCACCTACGGCACTACGCCGATCACTGTGACCGACGTCTACGGGCGTCCGATCGTGATCCGGTTCTATCGTCCGACGTCGCAGGCGATAACTGCGGTCGTGCAGTTCAATGCGCTCGCAGGCTTCACGACTGCTATTAGCCAGTCAGTCCAACAAGCGATATCGGATTACATCAATGCCGTGGCCATCGGCGGCGGCTTGCCGGGCGTGGTCGAGTGGGATGCGTGCATTGCGGCGGCGAAAAGTGCGCCCGGCGCGAGCACGTTCAAGATCAAGTCCCTTGTTTTGAGTGGCCCGGGTGGCTCTGGCTCGCCGGACGTGCCACTCGCGTTCAATCAAGCGGCAACGTGTGCGCCTTCCAGCGTCACCATGACACCGGTCTGATATGGCTGATATCACTGATTACACCGGGAAAATCACATCCGAGCACGCCGACAAACCGCGCTATATGGCGATGGTCTCAGCAGTTGCTCGATGCTTCGTGGACGCCCAGAACGGCCTTGCGGCGATGACTCAAGCGTTCGATCTGGATGATGCGGTAGGTGTTCAGCTCGACGCAGTTGGCTTGTGGGTGGGCGTATCGAGAAATGTAGCAACACCGCTTGCGGGCGTGTATTTCTCGTTTGACATTGCGGGTGTCGGTTTCGATCAGGGAGTTTGGAGGGGGTCATTTGACCCCGACACTGGCGTTACATCGCTCGATGACGAGACATATCGGCTGCTGATCCGAGCCCGGATCGGGGCGAACCACTGGGATGGGACGCTTGCCGGATCCAAGGCGATCCTCGCCCAAATATTTGGGAGCGGAACTCAGGTTTTCATTCAGGACAATCAAGACATGTCGATAACAGTCGGCATCTCGGGAAAGATTCCGTCAGCGCTGTTTCTTGCCTTGCTATCCGGTGGGTATATCCCGATTAAGCCCCAATCGGTACGCGTCAATTTCTACGTGGTGACGTCCGCCGAGGGGGCGCCGATATTCGGATTTGACATGTCAAACGAGTACGTCGCCGGATTCGACACCGGTGCTTGGGCAACCCCGCTCTGATGAATTATTCGGCTTCTTATGCCGCCTTCGGGCGGCTTTTTTTATGGGTAAGACATGGCCACAAACGATTTCCTGCCGTTCGCTGGTGGCGCGACTGCTAACGTGCTTTCGCAGGCCGACTATGCTGCGCTCACAGCGTTGTTGGCGAACGGATTTCAGTCCGGGACGGCGCAATCGAACCAGGTGAACAAAGTGTTGCGGCAGGCCAGCCTCATGTCGGCCGCATTGGGGAAACTGATCGTCGACCTTTCCGGTAGCAACGCAACGGACGATGGCACGATCAATGCGCTCGTGGCGAATTTGAAGGCGTCGATAGGCTTTCAGTCCGCTGGCGTTGTCGGTAGTTGTCGCAGCATGCGTGTTTCGATCCCCGTCACTTCGTCTGCGATGCAGATCACAGCTGACGAGATCGTTGTCGCCACCGCGCTTGGTGGGGATCCGTTCCGATTGGGGGGATTCAATCAGACGGTAGCGACAACCGCGACAGGTATCGGTGGCGTTGTTGGTGCGCCTCTCACCGCTAACGGATTTGCCGCCGTCTATGCGGCATATAACCCGTCGACCCGGCAGCAGGGGGCGTTCATCACGAATGCCAATTCACTGGTTCCGCAGGTTGCCTCTTCTCCGCCCCCTGGTTGGACTGCAACCGCACTCGCATCCATTCGGCAACTTGACTCCGCAGGAAACTTCACGCCTGGGGCCCAGCGCGACCGACGAGTCTTTCTAGCGAATGGCAGTGGCTTCTTCACATCCACACCACAGTCGTCGTTCACATCGATCGCAGTGCCTGGGCTACCGATGAATGCTGTGCGGATTCAGGGCACACTCACGGCCCTTTCGAGCGTGGCGGGGGTGACGCAGACAGTTATGGTCGCAACCGATGCCCTTGGGTCCGGCCAGAATGGGCTTTCCATCGCTTCGGCGGTGGCAAACAACGGTCAAGGGGTGCCGATCGACGTGGACGTTTTGACGCCGCAGACGCTTTGGTACAAGGGTTCTGCTGTGGCGGGGGGCACGCCGTCGTACTCGCTGGCGTTTTTCTCGTTCGACTTCTGAGGTCAAGGGGAAATGAACATGGCCACGTTGATTTACTCGCAGTACACCGACTCGAAGAAGCGCGCGCTTTGCGCATACTTTGGCGTCGCGTCGGATCCAGACGCAGTTCCGCAAGATGCGGATGCGTTCCCGAACCAATGCGTTCTCCCTTCCGACGATCCACTTTATCTCGCGTATTACGAATCGCTGCCGGTATACATCACTAGTTGGTGGGTGAAGCCGGGCGATTGAAGTGCTCGTAACCCTCTAGACAGTTCCGGAGAAACCATGCCTCAAATCGATGCTGCCAGCGCTGGCGGCAGGAACGTGCTCGCGTTCCTCGACACGCTTATGTTCAGCGAGGGGACCAGCACGAGCCCGGCCACTCGCGTGCGCGGTTACGACGTGATCGTGACCGGTATTGACGGGAAACCGGAAGTCTTCACCGACTTCTCGGTCCATCCGTTTTCGCGCGGGCGCCCTTCGAAGGTCATTAACAGCCGCGGCCTGACGTCGAACGCGTCGGGCGGCTACCAATTCATGCTGAAGGATTACGCGTACTACCGCGATCTGCTGAAGCTGCCCGACTTCGGGCCGTTGTCGCAGGACCGCTGGGCATTGCAGCTGATCCGCGAGCGCGGCGCGTTGCCAGACATTCAGGCCGGGCTGATCGCAGCGGCCATCAGCAAATGCAGAAACCTCTGGGCGAGTCTGCCCGGGGCTGGCTACGGCCAGCACGAAAACAAACTCGACTTGTTGCTCGACGCGTATCGGCGCGCCGGCGGCGTCATTGCTTCGTAAAACGGGGACCACAGATGGAAGACCACAAGACAGCCTGGACGATTCTGGGCCTGCTGGTGTTGGGAGCTGCCATGGGACTCGGAAAACTGCTCGTCAGTGACGAGGTATTGACGTGGCGGCTGATCATCGGTCGCGCGATCTTGGGGGCCGGGGCGTCGATGATCGCCGGCGTGGTGCTGATCCAGATCCCGGACATTCCGCCGCTGGCGCTGCTTGGGATCGGTAGCGTGCTCGGGACCGTCGGCGCGCAGTTCATCGAACTGCAACTGAAGCGGCGTGCCGGTGGCCTTTTGCGCGGCGATCGGGGGTGAGCAGATGGCTGTGACTGACACCCACGAGGAGCGCGAGACGCTCTCGGTCGATGTGCTTCTGCCTGGGCACGACCCGCGCACGACTACGCCGTTGTTCGCGCGCACGCGCTTGGCGCTCATCGAGCGCGAGGGCGGTGGGTGCTTCGTTTGCGGAGGAACCGAGCAGGATATCGGCCACCCGCTCGAAGCCCATCACCACCCGATCGAGCGCAGCACCGCGAACCTCATTGACTGGCCGCGCTTTGCCGAAGACTGCCGCGCCGGCGTCTGGGATGAGCGGGCCCGCGCATTCGACTGGGACGGTTTTCTGGTGGCACAACCATTCGACCCGTACTGCTTCGTCGATGACATGACGGTCAACGGGATGCTGCTCTGCAAGGACCACCACATCGGCAAGGGGGAGGGCATCCACGCGATGCCGTTCCCGCTTTGGGTGGCCCAGAAGTATGCGGTTGAAGGCTACAGATTCACGCCGACCGAGATCATCCACCACCACGAGAAGGACACGACGAAATGAACACTCGCATGAAAGTGGTTTGTTA